GTCCGCTCCACAAGTCCAGTTCGCCCATCGAGCCGACCTGATTCGACTGGATGACAGAAGCAATGGCCGGATGCGAAAAGTAGGCGGTGGACCCGTTGTAAGCCGGAAATTCGATGCCATCACCGGTGAAAGTCTCAGATCCGCCGATGATGTAGGTCTGATAATCCGGACTGATACGCACCCTGTGCCCGCTCGTGCGGGTTTGGAACGTGCCGGTCAGCACATTGCTCTTCCCCTCGCCGTCCAGGTAGACGGTGCGGTTGTGATTGCTGTCCCACATTTGCAAGGCCGTGCTATTGAGCTTCATGCCGGTGTTCTTGGCCTCGGAGCTCTGGAAGACGGCGCCGGTGAACACGTAGCCTCGGAACTGGCCTGCCGCCACCTTGTCGGACGTGATGGTGCCAGCCGCGATCTTGACGGCCGTCACACTGTTTGCCGCCAGCTTGTCGGCTGTGATGGCACCAGTCACAATCTTGGACGCATTGACCGAATTAGCGGCCAGCTTGTCGGCGTTTACCGCGCCAGCAGCCAAAGCGGCAGTGGTCACGGCATTAGCCGCAATGTCGCCCGCTTGAATCTTGTGGACGTTGAGCAGCGCCACGGTCATGTCTTCCGTGACCTTGAGCTTGCCAGTTGTCACGGAATTGGCGGCAATCTTGTCGGACGTGATGGACAGTGCGACGATATTTCGCGCCTGCACCGAGTTGGCGGCGAGTTTCGTGGCGGTCACCGCGTCAGCCACCAGCTTTTCAGTCGTGACCGAATTCGCGGCCAGCTTGTCCACCGTGATGGCATTGGCCTTGACCTTCTCGGCGGTCACTGAGTCGGCGGCGAGATGCTTCGCGGCCACGGTTCCAGACGCGAGGATGTTGTTCGCCACGAGGTCAAAAGGCTCGAAGCGCGTACCATCCCACGTAAGGACTTCCACCACACGATCGGACAAGGGCACGAGCACGGAAGGGCTGGCGTTTGGCGCACCAGTCCAGTAGGTGTAGAAGTCGGCAAGCATGGACGGCGAATTATTCTTCTCGTCCTTCCAGCGAGTCCAATACTTCTGCGTCCTCCACCACATGTCCCCCGGCTTCAAGCCATCATGATTCGGCTCGTCGGGGCCACGGTAGATCAGATTCTTGCCATCCGCGGTGGTCTGCGCCTTTTTCGCGGCGGCCTGAGCCTGATTCGCCTGAGACGCGGCATTAGCGGCAGCAATATTGGCCTTGTCTGCCGTATCCTGCGCGGTCTTCGCAGCCGTATTGGCCTTGACGGCGGCGTTCGCGGCGTCGGTCGCGGCCTTATCGGTCACAGCCACCCAAGCACTACCATTCCACCTTTTCGGCGTGTTCGCACCATTCGTGGTGTCAATCCAGAGGGTCGAAGCCTTGCGCATCGACGTATCCGGCGCCGTGCTCTGGATCAGCACGTCGGCCTTGCCGTTCGCCACGCCAGCGGCGGCAGCTGCTGCGGTATTGGCCTTCTGGGCTGCATTGGCCGCATCGGTGGCGGACTGGGCCGCGCTATCGGCGGTGGCCTTGGCCTGAGTCGCCACGCTCGACGCATTGGCAGCAGTGGTCTTGGCATTGGCCGCGTCCGTCTTGGCAGCATTGGCCGAAGCGTTGGCGGTGTTAGCCAGCGTCTCCGCATTGCCAGCGGTCTTCTTCGCAGATTCGGCTGCGGTCTGTGCGGCATTGGCGGCATCCTTGGCCTGACCGGCGGTCGCGGTCGCACTTTTCGCAGCAGCAGTAGCAGCATTGGCGGTGTCCTGAGCGGTCTTCGCTGCACCATTGGCCGTGTCAGCCGCGCCCTGCGCGTTTTTCGCTGCGGCAGTGGCATTCTCAGCAGCCTTCTTCGCGTCGGTGGTCTTCGCGGCGTTATCCGCGATGTCGGACTTCGCCTGAGCGATTTCGTCGGCATTGCGCTCCACGTCGGCATAGCCGAGATGGTTCCATGCAGAGCCATCCCAGACAAGCGTGTCAATCACGCGATCAGACAATGGCACAAGCACGCTGGGCGAGGCGTTAGGCGCGCCCTGCCAGTACGTGTAGAAGTCAGCCAAGAGGCTCGGTGAGGCGTTCTTCTCTCCCTGCCACCTCGTCCAATACTTTTGCGTCTTGAGCCACAAGTCACCGACAATCAGATTGTCCTTCGGCTCGTCAGGCCCACGGAAAGTGTGATTCTTCGAATGTGCTTCGGCATACGCCTGCGCCGCCGACTCCTTCGCCGTGCTGATCTCGCCATTCGCGGCGGTCAGGTCGCTCTTGGTCTGCGCGATATCCTTCCGGGCCTGCGTCAGGTCGGTCTGCGCCTGGGCGAGCGACTTGGACGCCGCGTCAAGATTAGACTTGTTGGCTTGGATGTCCTTCTGCGCCTGCGTCAGCTTCGCCGCATTATCCTTCAAAGCCGTCTGATTGTCAGCCAAATCCTTTTGAATCTGCTTGACCTCATCAGGCGACACGGCGGACGCCACGGTCACAGTGGCAATCGCAGACCAGTCGGAGCGGTTGCCCGCATGGTCCACGGAACGCAAAGCATAGGAGTGCTGCGAGCCTGCGGTCAGACCGGTGATGAGGTAATCGCCTTGGCCGGCCTGAGAGGCGCTGATGATGCGCATTCCAGCAGCGGTAGCGCCTTCGCCTACTTCGATATGGTCGAAGTCCGGCTCCATCCGCGCCCCGGTGGAGGTCCTGCCGTCCCAGTGGACGGTGACCACGCCTAGCTTGGATGAGACTGTCGGCTCGGAGGGCACTGAGCACGGCGTCGTATCGGATTCGACGGTGGCCACCACGACAGCCGACCAATCACCCAGCTTGTCGGAATATGTCGGCACGGCGCGTACCCTAACCTCGATCTGAGTGCCGCAGTCCAGGTTGCCGAAGCCGAGCTGGAGCTTGTCGGTAGCGCCGGCGGCATGCCACGGCGCACCGTCCACATGCTTGCGCCACTCGATGGCGTAATTGCTGATCTCAATGGCCGTGTTATTCGTGGCTTCGGTCACTGCGGACCACATGGCGGTGGCCAAGCCGTGGGCGAAACCGTCGCTGCCGATATACGCATCAGTTTGCACCACAAGGCCGAGCGGCGCTTTCGGCACGCGATGGTCATGGTCAGTGGAGACAGTGGTTCCGCTCTCACTGCCAGCCAATGCCGCGCCACCGGTAATGCCCTTTATCTTCTTCGCCTGACGCACCGAAGCGTCATACTTAATATCATTCAGGGCGATGGAGGCGCTTAAACCCTCATTCTGGCGCATGGACAGGTCGATTTCCTGCACGCGCACCTTCTCGCCGTGAGCCACGGTAGGGGCGGTAATCCAATCGCCCGCATGATAGTCGATGAGCGGCAGATTATCCACATTCGCGGTCACCAGATCGCGCGTGTACTGGCCACGCACACGAGCCGCGTCATCCAGCGTGGATTGCATGAATGCCTGGGCGGTGTCCTTGTCGGACACGCCGCCCTGCGACGAATAGGATTCCCACTTGCCCCACGGTGTCGGCGCGGCCGGATTATCCATGCGGAAGAGGAGGTTATTGTCACCCTCGACAAGGACGGTGGACGCGAGGTCAGCGATGGACTCCTCGAAGGGTGCCTCGCTGATGTCACGTGCAAGCTGGAGCACGACGCTCTTGCTCAGGTCACGGCTCAAGGCGGTGCTATCCGCATTCCACAGCTTGAGCGTCCTGCCGGACGTGCGCCAGTCGCAGCCGCCACCATTGACAAGAGCACTCAGGATGGTCTGCAAATCAGTGCCAAGAGAATAGTACAGAGTGTACTTTTTTGCCCAATTACTGCCCGCCGCGTCCTTGGACGTGTCGAATCCCAAGGTCAGGCCGGTGGCCACGCCACCACGCTGACGATTTTCGTCCAGCAAGGTCTTGAGAATCGTGCCCGGATTGGAAGAATAAAATGGCCTTTTGCCCTTGTTGTCGCCATCGGCGATGAGATGGCTCGCGTCGTTGTTTTCGGCCTTGGACAGCAGCCAGCCAATCGACTGACCGGAATAAGTGATGGTCTTGGTGCGGTCATCGGTCTTGCCGGAGCGTCCGGTGATGACGAAACGCGCATTGTCCGGCTCACGATAGCCGCTGCCGTCCGACACCTCCACTGCCACTTCGAGGCCGTCCGTCAGCTCTCGGTCGAAAGCCTGAGCGTCACCGGACAGCAGGGAATATTCGATGCTGATTGCGCCATCGTCATCGTGGAGCATGCTGGCGCTGAAGCTCACCGGCTCGGCCAGCACACCGATACGCTCACCGAATGGACGATAGGCCACGAGACGGGCATGCAGAGACTTTGCCATGAATCACTCCCAGGATTGCAAAAACCGGCAGGTCACCTTGTCGGTGCCGCCGGTCTGTTTGATTGCGAGGCGATAATCGCCGGAATCGATTGCGGGCCACACCTGCAGTGGCTCGGTGGTCCAGTCGACGCCGGACGTCACATCCGTGCCGCCTGACCATGCGTCGGCGTTGGCAGCCGTCCACGCCTTGCGATTGGCCACATCGACGAAAAGATAAGGTCGTGAGGCGTCGCGTTTGCCACCCCACAGCAGATTCGTGCCACTTATCGGGTCACTGATCGTGACGGCGGTTGCGGCACCGAAACGCAATGCCAGCGCGGTGAGTGGTGCATTGGACAGCCAGCCCCCGGGGATGGTGTCGAAAAGCTGCGAGGGCGAGGCGTTCGGCAATCCAGCCCAGCGCGTCCAATACCCCTTGTCACTGGGCTTATCGACACTACCGGCCAGCAGGAGGCCGCCGGTCGCGTCCAAGGTGCGCTCCTGCCACTGCTCCCCCTGCCAATAAACGTCCGGCAATTGGAAGACGGCGGTGGCCGCGCGGTGGTCATCCCACGGAATCTCGTCACCGTCCGGCTGACATGACGTGCATACCGCACTGGCGGTCATGCGCCGAGCCCAGCCGGATACCGTGTCACGCTCCACGCGAGTCAGCTTGGAAGCCAAACGGCACAAGCGGTAGAAGCGGTGCATCAGAGTATCCGCATCAGGCCCGTCCGTGATGAATTTCAGCGTGATTTCCGGCGCATCGAAAGCCACCGGCCCAGCCGGAAGCATGACGCCGGACCGGCCGTTCACGGTCACGGAATTAATACGAGGGCTAATGCTTGTGAAATGGGTGGTGCCGACTATCAGGCTCGAACGCTCACCAGTCAGCTGCTGACCATTGATGAGATAATCCGTGAGAATCATTGCACCACCTTTTTCACTTGTGTGTCACCATTGCGGCATCGCCGCAGTCTGCAATTTCTGCTGCGTCGAAATCGACGTGGGCGCGATCGCGGGATAATTGAACGTCTGCGTGACATACGTGGCACCGCCACCGCCATTGCTGACATTCGCGCGCCCCGACTTCGACGCATCCACATCGAAACCGCCATTGATCTGCGCATTCATGCCATTGACAGTGCGCTGCACGTCCTTCCAGCCAGCCTTAAGGCTCTTGTCAAAGCCCTGCATGATCGCCAAGCCAGCAGGCTTAAGCATCACCTTGTCGTAGCTGAGAGGACCCTTATGTTTGACGATCCAATCGCCGATGCCACTCACAAAGCTCTTAACTTTGCCGAAAGCCGCCCTCAGACCATTGAGCAGACCATTGATGATCGACGCGCCGGCATTCCACAGCCACGTGCCAGCACCAGCGAAGATGCCGATAATCGCACTGCCAATGCCACCCAAAAAGCCGAGCACGCCTTGCACAACACCATGCACAATTTGACTAAAGCCATTCCACGCCTGGCTCCAATTGCCATGAATCAGGCCGGTCACCAGATTGATGACGCCTTGGATGACATTGACGATGCCCTTGACCACCATCGTGATGCCATTGATGATGCCTTGGATGAATGGCAGCATCGCTTGGATAGTCGGCAGCAGTGTCGAGCTGATGAAGCCGACGATCGCGGAAATAATCGTGGACACCAATGGCGCGAGAGCCTGAATCACCGGCACCAGCGCCTGAATCACGCTGGTAATCGCCTGCACCACCGTCGTAACCAAAGGCTGAAGGCCCTGAATCACCGGAGTGATCGCAGCCACCACGTCAGTGATGAGACTGCTGATCTGCGAGATGACCGGCATGAGCGCCTGAATCACCGCAGTAATGGCCGCGACAACCGCCGTGACAACCGGCTGGACGCCTTGGATGGCCGGAGTGATCGCCTGAATGACGGTGGTCACCACGGTCAGAATGCCCTGAATGGCAGGTACCAAAGCACCCACCAAAGTGGAAATGATTGGTGTTAGCAGTGGAATGATCTGGCCGACGAGATTGGTGATGACAGGCATGACAGCTGCCGCCAATTGACTCAAAGCCGTCATGAGCGTCTGAATCGACGGCTGAAGCATTTGGAATGCCTGCTGCAAGCTGACGAAAACATTCTTGAGCATCGTGCCGAATTCGCTGCGCAATTGCGGGCTCGTGGCGATAAGGCCGGCCAGAGCGCCAATCACCAGCGTGATAGGCCCGCCAAGACCAGACAGGACGCCACCGAACTTCGACAGCAATCCGCCAATCACCGGCACGCCACTCAAGCCGCTCAAAGCGCCACCAAGACCAGCCGCGCCAAGCAAGCCGGTCACGGCTGCGATAGGGCCGGACAATCCAGACAATTGGCCCATGAAGCCGCTGAAATTGATTTTGCTGATCTTGTCGGCGATACCACCGAACACTTTTTCAAGTGGCGGGCCGATCTTCTCGGCCAGTGCGGCCACCTTGTCGAAGAAAGCTGTGATGAGTGGTTCGACAGCCTGCACCATCTTGATGACCGCACCACCGACACCACCGAAAGCCGCAATCAGATCATTGCCGACCGAAGTCTTCAAACCGGCAATCTCATGCTGCAAGATCGTCATCTTGCCCTGCGGAGTCTCCGCAAGAGCCTTGTTGATGCCGCCGAAATTCGCCTCCAACACTTGGGCGGCCATAGCGGCCTTCTCCTGTGCCGTGCCCTCCTGCAAGGTCTTTTTCTGGGCGTCGGTCATCGTCACGCCATATTTGCTCAATGCGGTAGCCGAGCCGGTCATGACCTTGCCGAGCAGGTTAGCGATCTGCACGCCATCCTGAGCGGTTGCGTTATAACCCTTGTTATTGGCGATCATGTCGGCCAATGCTGGCGTCAAAGTCTTGACCTGATCCGCCGTCAGCGCGAAAGTGCCGAGCTGTGCCTGAGCGGCCTTCAAGGTGCCACCGGATATGACGCCGGTCTGGCCAAGCGTCTTATTCAGACTGAGCAGGGACTTCTGCTCTTCCTCGGTCCAATTGTTGTTTTTGGCGACCTGCTGGAATTTAGCAGTGACCTCACCGGCCTTGAGCGCCGCATCGACGGACTGGCGTCCGAAGTTGACGAGGTATGCGGCAGCTGCGGTGGCCGCGCCGGACACGACGGTGGCCATGCCCTTCGCCGCGTTGCCGATACCGGACACGGCCTTGGACGCGAAGCCGGACGCCTTGCTCAAACCGGAATGCAAGGCGCTGCCGGCTTTCGTCGCCGCGTTCCTCGCCCCTTCCGGCAAGGCGTTCCACACGGCAGAGAATTTGCTTTTGATGTTGGACGTGACCTCTCCGGCCGTCGAACTGATCTTCCGCATCGCGGAATCCACTCCGGGAATCGTGCCTGCGACCTGCCGTCCCACCGAAACGAATCCCGACGCCATGCGGGAGAAAACGTTCCGGGACTTGTCCGCTTCGGACGCCAATTGCGTCTCAAGATCCTTGAGCCGTCCCTGCGCCGTTTTGAGATTGTCGGACGCCGCCTTGAGATTGTCGGACGCCGCCTTCTGCCGGATCTGCGCCTGCTCCAATTTGATGGCCGCAGCCTGAGCCTGAGTCGAATCAGCCCCATATTTTTGCGTGGCCGCGTTCAGCTTCTCCTGAGCGGCCTGCACCTGCACGGACGCGGCCTTGAATTTCAGCAGCGCGTCCGTGTTCTTCTGCGATGCTTGGGCCACGTCCTTCTTAAAGGATTTCAAAGCATCGGAATTCAGTTCGGCGGCACCGCTGTTGAACCCGTTCTTGAAGGCACTGCCGGCCTGCTTGCCCTGCTGCGCCCCGTTGAACCCTTTGGAAAAGGCGTTTTTCAGGTCGGAGACGGCTTTGCCGGTTTCTTTCGCCACGTTCTGGCGGAAGCCCTTCATCTGCGGGAAAATGCTCACATGCGCGGAACCAAGCTCGCTACCGCCAGCCATGACAGCCTCCTCTATTCACTTGTCTTTTTGAAGCCGAAGATGCTGCTCATCGACTCCAAAGCTGCACGACGCTCCTCATCGGTCACCTCGACATGCTTTTTCCCAGCCTTTCCTGGCGCGAGGTCGCCAAGAATCGACGTGCCGCCAGCCTGAATCGCGGTAATGATCGCCGTCGCATCCATCGGCAGCACCATATGCACCGCAGTCATGCCCGTATATGTGCTCGGGTCGGCCGAAAGGTTCTCCCACAAGGCGATCGCGTCCGCATAGCGGAGTCTGCCGCCCAAGTCGGCCTGCAGACTCCATCCACGCGCCGCGAAATCGGCCCTTATTCGGTCGCCGTCTTCCCCTCGGAGAAGCTGGCAGAAGCCGACGATTTTCCCAAATCAGCGCCCTGCACCTTGGCAATGATTTCGCCATAAGCGCTGAGGATGTTCATCGGCACCATGACCGGCTCCTTCGCCAGCTCCTTGGCCGCATCCTCACCAGCGAAAGCAGTCAGCATGTCCTTCAACGTCTGAATCTGCTCGACATCCGACTTAATGTCGGACAGCTTCACGAAATCATCAATCGACAGCGCCAAAGGCAGCTTGTAAATGTGGCCATGCGGTGCCAAAAACCATACGGAGCCGTCCTTGATGAGATGCTTCACGTCCATCTGCGCGGCGACAGCCTCAAGCGCCTTGTCCTCATCCTCCTGAGTCCATGCGTCGAAATCGGCGGCGGCGGGCATCACATTCTTGGTCATTTCTTCCTTCTTTCAAACGACTGTAAAAATTCCTTTACTCCACTGAATGAAGAGAAAGAATCCCAGCACATGCGAAGAAAGGAAGAAAGAAACACATGCTAGGAAGAATCAATGTCAGTCGGTGACCGGCTGAGACTCGGAATCATCAGCCTGATGACCGACGTCATGAGAACCGGACGAAACAGTCGGAGTCACGAAGGACTCCAAATACTTGCTGTTGCCGGAATCGCAGACGTCATCCTGAATCCACTCGATGGTCCAAGCGTCACCGGTGTTCTTGCCGGAGGTCTCCTGCCCCTGTTCGTTGCCGGTCAGATTCACGACACCCAGACGGCGGCGGTGCGTTCCGTTTTTGAAAACGGTTTCCTTGTAGCAGAACCACTTGCCATCCTGAATCACATCGGTCACGTGATAGACGCCATTGGTGTCCGGCGTTCCGATGGTCATCTGGCGCGTGATGCTGTTATCCTCGGCCACGGTGAACTGTTCGGTCAGCGAAGCCGTGCCATTAACGCTGTAGCCAGGCTGATGGAACTTGATCGCATCATCGGCGTCGCGGCCGGGCTGCGGCGCGCCATCCTCGGTGATAAGGCCGACGAAACCGCCTTTGCTGAAAATCTTGTCCAAGCCGGTCTTCACGTCGGCCACGGTCGGCGCGATGAGATCGGCGGTCAGCTTCTGAGTCGCGTCATAGGGTGCGAAACGGTAGGCGCTTGTGACCACGATCTTCGCGGCGCTAAGGTCATTGCCTGCTGAATCAGCTGCCATATTTTGTCCTTTCAAACAAAAAGGCGCTGAAACACAACGTTTCAACGCCTTGAAAATTCAGAAAAACTTAAATTATTGGAATTCCCCGATGGCGGAGAATTCGAGAGTCAGATAGCATCTGGCGATGTTCGCGTCCTCGGCCACGAAATACGGACCATTGCACCCGTCCTCATCAATGCCCGCGATCGGCGAACCGTCAAGCGAGCAAATATCGGGGTCGGCGAGCAAACCGTAGATTCTGGCCGCCAAGTCACGGCAGGGTTTCGGAGCGGCACGAGAGCCATAACGCACGGTCACGCCGACGCTCCGGTCGAAGAGCACGCGATTCGATTGCGAGCCGCCATCGTCTCGCACCACGACGAGCGGCCATGAGCCGTCGTAATCGTCCGGCTCACGATTCGAAACGATGATCGTCGGGAAAGACGGCTTAAGCCTGGCACGTAGAAAAGAGCAGATCCATAATTCAATGTCTGGTGGCAGGACTGCTGTCATGTTTTACCTGCCTTCAACGCCTTGCGGAGATTGCCAGTCTTCGATTCCACTAGCAGGGTTTTCGGATCGGTGCCGACCACCATGCATGTGGTCCGATGCTCGTGCTTGACCTCCTGGATCTGGAGGCCGTCGCGATACGCGCCAGTATCAACCGGAGCATGCGCTTTCGCATATTCGAGCGTCTTTTCTGCGGCACGACGGGTCATGGCCTTGACGCCAGCCGAATTCATCAATTCATCGAAATAGCGGTCGTTGAATTTGACCATCACTCCCAAAAGCCATCACCCCCTGTATTCAGCTAGTGGGATCTCGATCGTCGGCTGCCATGACACGAAAGCATTCGCGTCACGACTTGGATAGCCGGACACCTCCCAACATCGCCCGTCATCCGGCAACGCTCGAATCCTGTCACCCGGCATGATGTCGAGAGTCGGATCAGGAGACGTGAGGTAAGCCGTGCTCGTGGTCTGCTCGCGCAGGCCGTCGGGTGTGCGCGTGCTGCTGGAGCTGGCGAGAGCGCCGGTAAAATCCAAAGTCTCCGGATTGGACCAGTCCTCGCCAGCCTGCTCGCCGGAATACGAGTCATCGACCTTCCTCGCACGCAGTCGCCGCCATTTGGTGGCGCCAGGCATACGCCATCCGCCACCGGCATTCAGATCGTCAAGCAGGCTCATGGCAATCCTCCAAGCCGGTAGGGTTTGAGCTTGTCTTTTTCGTCCTGCATGAGCGACACCACGTCAAAACTCGCGCTGGAGCCATTCGTGGACTGCGAGGTGACGAGCCCGATCGGACTCATGCCCGCCCGTTTCGCGGCACTGATGAGCACCTGCTGCACGTCCGGCGCATCATCATATCCGGCATGGATCGCGTAGCGGATGGCCGCAACTCCGACCGGGAAGCCACCGGAAAGCGACTCCACAAGACCCGTCTCAGGGTCATAGGCATAAGCCAGCTTGTTGCCGTCGCGGTCTGTCAAGGATTCGATGCTCGTCACATGACGTGCCGGCAGTCGAATCACCGTGCCGCCACGACTGTTCAGCACTCCTGTCAATGCCGCGTTCGGCATGACATGCCAACCGCATTCACGGCGGATGGCCGCCTGCGCGGCCCTGAGCCGGAAGGCGGCATCATCCTCGAAAGCCGAAGGGTCGGCAATCATGTCAGGAATCACATTCACATCACTCATGCCGACCTCCACGCTTACTCTGCGGCCATCAGGCCAGCCGCAATCAGAGAATTGACCAGGGCGTCGAATTCGCTCTTGGTTGGCGTGTCGCCGGCGGCCAAAGCCACATGCGTTGCAGGCTTCACTGCAGCGCTGCCAATATCGGTCGGCTTGCCGTTGGCCCCGACGAAGACCACATCGGCCACGTTGGCATTCGGGTCAAGTTTCGCCGCCGAGGCTGGAATCACTCGAAACTGTCGAGCCATATCACGTCTCCTTACTTAAGGGTCAGCTTGACGAAAGCCTTCGGCTTGCGCACGGCCAAAGCCACACGCTCCTTGGCGCGGATGGTCACCAGATCGGAGATGAAGTCGGTGTCATTGGAATTGGTGGCCTCAACCGTCACACCGCCCTTGCGATAGAAGGTGGCAGCGCCCTTAAAGGAGCCGACGATGGCTGTGCCGGCGTCGACAGCGGGAGTCACCACGGTGTCCAGACCCCAGAGGCGCGGAGTGATGGTCAGCGCGCCACCATTCACGCCATAGAACGGTCCACCGCCGATGAAATTGCCATCATTGTCCTTCTTCAATCGAATGGCCTCATAGTCTGTCGGATTGATGACAAGGGCATCCGGCATCATGCCGGTCGTGGTGGAGATCATCGACTGCGCGTGCAGGACGGCAACGTCATTGCCGGCGTCTGTAGCGGTGTATGACTGGATTCCTTCACGATTCAGCAGGCCCTTGATGTTCTTGCCGGTGCCGTCGCCGTTGAGCAGCTGCTTCTCCTCGGCGATGCTCAGATCGTAGAGCAGGCGTCCATCGATGTCGGACTTCAGGAATTCGAGGTCGGTGACCATGTCGTTGGATTCCTTGATGAATCCAGCGATTGTGGACAAAGCGTCGGTGTGCTCTGTCGCGTCGGCGTAATGGATCTGGCTGAATTTCTCGCCTTCGCCGACGGTTTCGAAATCGCCTTCCTTTTCGCCTTCCACGTAGTAGGTGATGGCCTGTCCGCTGATAGCGCCGATACCGAACAGGTTGGTGATGGTCGGACGACGGTAAGCCTGGACGAAATTCGGGTCCACGTAGGTCAGCAGGGAGCCGTACACGCCGGACGGGCCTCCGGTAACCTGCGTGTCAGTGTTGGCCTTGCGGCGCGGAGCCCATTCCGGTGCTGCGATTGACGCTCCCGACACTCCCTTTATCTTCGCCAGCTGTTCGCCGATGTTCTTCACGACGAAATCGCCAAGAGACTCGCCGGATGCGGCTCCGCTTTTCTGGGTGTCCGCCAGATTGTCGGTCAATCCCGCGAAACGCTTATGCACCGCATCCAACGTTTCGATGGAATCCTGCAATTCGTGCGCCTCGGCGTTCAGCCCCTTCAGCTTCTCGATGTCGGAAGCGTCGAGATTATCCTCGCCCTTGGCCAGCACCGCTTCGATGGCGGCCTTGGTCTTGGCGAGACGATCATTGAAACTCATTTGGTCTCCTTGTTGTCCTTGCCGCCAGTGACCAGTTCACGGGCGGATTTGATTACATTCAGACGCTCGGCCTTCTCGGCCTCCGCGTCCCTACCCTTATCAGGGGCAAGCTTCTTGTCATCCTTTTTCTCGCCGGTCTTGGAATCATCCGGCTTATCTTCGTCGGAAGCGCTGGAATTGTCGGAATCAATGCCTTCCAACACCTCGTTCAGCGACGCCAATGCGGCACGAAGCTTCTCCTCATTGGCGGAGCTGATGGCGCGACCTGACTTCACGGCCAGAATCTCGGCCTGCTGGTTCGCGGCCACCGGCACCACGCTGATCTCGAAAAGCTTGATCTGCTGGAATTCGGAATGTCCGCCCCACGGGCCGTCGCCCTTTTCCGTGATCCAAGCGGTCTTCGTCGGCACGAAGCCGATGCTCATCTGATGAACCCTGCCATCCTTGAGCAGGTCGTAAGCCTGCTGTGCGGTCGGATTATCCTCGATATCAAGCTGTGCCGAGATGAGCAGGCCCTTCTCGTCCTCGACGGCACTCAAGGTGCGTCCGATGATGTCGGTCGGCTTGCCGTCCTGATGGTTCCAATGGATCGGGATGCCGGCTCCGCCGGCGTAGTCCTTCTCCAAGGTCTCCGCGAAAGCGCCCTTGGCGATCACGTCGCCCTGCAGGTCCTTGTTGCCGAAAGTGCTGGCGTAGCCGCTGAAGACGCCTTCGCCTGCGGAATCGTCCAAGGATTTCACGTTGAATCTGAGCTGTTTGAGATTCACTGTCCTTCTCCGTTCACTGGATTGTTCTGTTGCGCGTTCTGCGTCCTGCCGCCGTCCTGCGGGCTTGGCTGTCCGCCGGTCGCCACGTTCAGTGGCGTCACCAATTCGTCGCCACCATCAAGCTTCGGATAGTTGAGGATGCGCCGTGCCTCGTTCGTGGTCATGAAACTACGCCCCGTGGCCGTGCTGAGCGCCTGATACTGTTCGGAGAACGTTCCGCGCAGCTTGGCGTCAACGTTCGCTTCAATGTAGGCGTCAGGCTGGCCGAGCGCGTCTGGCAGCAGCAAATTGAGCGACTGTTCGAAAGCCACGATGTACGGCATCAACTCCACGTTCCACATCTGCTCCTTGAAGGCTCCGATGTTGGAATTCGTGCCGCTGCGGAAGCCTAGATTTTCTGGCGCGATGTGGAATGCGTTGGCCACGTCGATGCGAATCCTGTCCCTCGCGTCGATGTCCTGCATGTCGATCGGTTTGAACGCGTCCACGGTCTTGATTTCCATGCCGTCGTTGAGCAGCGGCCAGCCACCGGCAAGATTCCCGCCGGACTTGTAATTGCGCATGCCCTGCACGAATTCGTCCTGCGCCTCCTGCGACGGCCACGGCATCTCCTTCGGACGGGAGATGTACGCTGGAATCTGGCCGCCGTTCTTCGCTATCGCACGTCGATATTCGGCCATCTCACGTGCCTCCGCCAAAAGCGGTGCGAGAGTGCCGGACACAGGAGAGCCGCCGATGCCGGACGTGCTATAGCCCACATCCAGCAGAATCTGCGGGTCTGGCAGTTTGAAATACCGGCTTCCTTCCGGCTGTCCGGTGCTGATCTGCACCCCGGTGATCTCGTCAAGAGTATTGCCGGAAAGCGTGAAATTCTGCACCGGGATCCGCCGCAACCACAGTCGGCCGGACTGCTTGTCGGCATCGAGCAGGCACAGCCAACGGTCATTGAGCAGGCCATCGCAGAGCAGCGAGTAGAAGAATCGGTAGCGTGTCATGCCAGGAAGAACGCTCGGCTTTGCCATCAACTGCGCCAAAGGGCTTGTCGTGTCCTCCGCACGGTCACCGTCAGGCTGGCGCGTGTAGACCTTGAACGGCATGCTGGCGATATTCCGCGCGATATGGTCGATGACGGTGCGCACCGCCGCCTCTCGCTCGTAGACTCCGGCGCCGAACCAATCGATCGGCAGCTGCGTGACCTGCGAAATGTTGACTGGCGATTCGGAGAACTTCTGGGCCACGGATACCGGGCTTTTCTTGAGCCATCTGGAAAAGAACCCCATGAAACCTCCTCACTGGGTCATACGACTGCGAAATGAGTCACGCTCGGCGCATATTTCGGTGTCTCCGCTTCGACTTGCATGGTCTCCAAGGCATATAGCGCCTGCGATTCGGCAACCAAGCCGGAAATCTGCAATGCTGATTTTGTCCTGTCCCACACCTCGACCTCGCCGAGCCTACGGGACACGGCCACACTCACCTGCTGTTCGATGGCGGGCTGCGGAAGATGCTGCAGCTTCCCCTCACGCACACGGTCATGGAAACGACCGCAGCACGCGCCCAGACGGAAGCCTTCGATGAGATGCACCGTCCACCCTTTTTCGGTGAGCGGGTCGATGAAGTCCACGGCCGGACATCCCTTGCCCTGCACGGCGATCTCCGTGATGTGCGGCCAACGCTCCTGGAGCAGGTCAAGATAATGCGGCACCCACAGCATGCCGTCACGGCGAGCGATCAGCTCAACATGAGGCAACCCGTCCGCACGAATGCCGGCAGCGGCCACATACGTGGTCTTACGGTCAGCCGACGTGTCCACGGACAGTACGACGCGATTGCCGTCCGGTATCGTGGAACGCGAGTCGATGCCGCTGGCCCACATTTTCGGGCTGATGAAAGGAATGATGTCAGCCGTGACCCACTGGCACAGAACCTCGGTGCGGAACGCCGCCTCGGTCATGCCGTCAATATCGGACCGAACCGACATGACGGTCATCGGCCCGTAGCCAAGCGACGGATTCGCCTGGCGAATAGCGTCGGCGTCATCCACCGGACACTTGTCAGGCGCAGACCACTCGAAATATCCGAAAGAGCCGTCCTGCTCGCCGGACAGGAACACGTCGGCCGGATTGCCACCGTCGGCGCTCAGACGCGTCCACTCGTCAACAAGCTTACGGCCCTTGTCCACCTGCTTGCGCAACGCCACGGAACGATAGTCGCCAGCGTTCGAAATGCCCCACAACTGGCTCGACCAGACGGCCTTCGTGGTCTGGCTGACAGCATTCCAGCCATCATCAGTATGCTGCTCACGAAGCTCATCAAACACCACACGGGCAGCGCTCTTCGCTCGAATATTCTTATCCGCGCGGACGATATACCGGGCTTTCGAGCGGGTGATGATCGCCTCCTCGCCGTTCGTGTTGACGAATTTCTGCGTCATCGCGGCGAGGTCTGGAATCACCAGATCCGCTTCCTCATCAGTCGCCGGAGCAGGATTACACCACTCCTTGACCTGATTGTACGGCCCCTTCGCATTGTCCAATGTCTGCGCTGCGCCGACCACGAGGAACTTCACGGGCGGCACTCGGTCGGGATGCTTGTTGGAGTCCACGAACAGCCACCATGCGGCCAGCACGCCCATCAGCGTGGTCTTGCCGTTCTGTCTGGCCACAAGCACAATCACCTTGCGGAAGCGATAGCTGCCATCCTCAAGCAATTCCAGCGCATGGACCAGCAGCCAGCACTGCCAAGGATAAAGATGCACATGAAGCATAATCTCCGCGAAGGCAATCACCGCGAAACCATTGCTGGTGGTCTTATCAAGCTCTCTAAGCGGCGGCGTGAAGATCCGCGGCAACGTAACACCATGCAGGTCATCATCGATGGCACCGAAAACACTCAAATCTTCCGACGCCATCGAACGCCTCCTAGCCGAAACGCTTCATGAAATCTTCCATCTGCACAACCTTGTCGCTCTTACGCGCCTCCGGCTTCGATTCAACCTTCGGCTTCGCAGGACGACCAACCTTAGCCGGAGCATCCACCGTCAAACCAAGCGACTGACAATATTTGAGGAACGTCGGCAGCGAAACGTTGTCGAGCTTGCCGTTCTCATCGACAAAACCGGAGAACGTCAGATAATCGATACGCTCAGCCAACACGCGAGCCGCAGCGACAACAGCAGAATTCACAGCCTTGAGGTCAGCGTTCTTCAACGAACGCTCCAACGCCTCCGCCACATTCCGACTCGGAAACTTCGCACTCATCGAAAACACCCCCTAATCTGCCGTCGCGCGCGACCCGCCAACAATTTCACTCGTCGGGGAGAGGAAGACCGACCACGCGGGACGTCTTGCGCTCTGTCGTTGGTTTTACGATTTCACCGCCCCTACCCCTCGTGTTGGGCTCATGCTGTTGTTATCCATTGTCTTGAGAGTGTTCCGATTGGCGCTGGCGGATCTTGGTTGCCTCTTAAGCGGTTGCAGCTGGTGTGGCTCGGCTTGAAGCCTGCTGGGTCGAATTGGAGTTCGGGATGCTTGCTGACTGGGAACATGTGATCGAGATTGAATGAGTCATCTGTGGTGTTCTTGACTGCGTTGTAGTCGATTGGCATGCCACACAACCAGCAGACTGCATGCTGTGCCTTGCATTGGTTGAAGAATGCGGCCTTGTCTTTTTCGAATTGGCGGCTTGTCTTGCGCGTTCTTCCTGGCATGTGGTCACCGCCTTGTGGTGCTTCGGGCTGGAGTCGAACCAGCGTTTGTGTGGGGTGCACTGTCTTTTTATCATCACGGGCATTCGATTTAAAGAAGTAGGAAGCCATGGCCGGTAAGGTATCCGTCCTAGGTATCTGTGCTATCCCTTACGCTCTGCCACTGAGCTACCGAAGCTGGATATGAATAATGGTCCAACCATTTCTGGCTGAACCATTTTACGAACATACGACAGTATAGCATTTCAACGGTGACAGTCAAGTAGTGCGGCCAACTCGCCGAGGTTGAACGTGTACTGCCGCTTGTGTTCCGTCGGCGTGGCGTGCGACAGTTTGCCGCGTTTGAGCCATTGGCTGATGAGGTTGCGTGATGCGGTCAGGCCGTATCGTTTCAGCTCTTTTGCCACGTCGCTGGGCGTGCCGGCGATTTGCACTTGCCATAATCTTTCGTCTCGTGCTGCTTTGATTGCTGGCGCAGCCCATTCCATGTGGCAGTCTGGGCATGTGGCCGATTCGGCTTCTGGCGTGCCGGTGAGCATGCTGTGGCAGTTTGGGCAGGTGCCGAGGATTATGAGCTCGTCTTCCGGCGTCAACGCTTGTTCGTTGCGTCGGATGATGTGTTGCAGGCTGGCGTAGTCGTCGGCGGCGGTGCTCATGTTGAGGATGGTGTGCCGGTTGCTGATGATGGCGCACCATGCTTTCCGCCAGTCGAATCCAGCGTATGCGGCGCGTATTTTGCCTGCCTGTTCCGCCAACCATGCTTCGCTGTCTGCGATGAGGTCTTGAGCGTGGGTGTCGATGGGCAGTGGCGCGTTGCCTCGGCTTGGCGTGTGTGCTGGGGTGCCGATGCGGGCCTGTCGGAGCATGATGCTTCGCAGGGCGGGCAGTTGGACGTGTCCGAGCTGGTGGATGAGCGCCCAGTAGTCTTCGCGGCAGGTTTGGCAGAGCAGATTGTCCGCTGTCGGTTTCATGGGCTTGTGGCAGTGCTGGCAGTCGGTCAAAGTCTGGCCTCCTTGTCGTGCTGGCGGATGATCGCGGCGACTTCCGCTTTCGGCACCTGCGGCACGAGCGGCGCGATCTCGTCAAGCGAATATCCGGCCTGATGCCACTTGATGATCATGTCTTCGAGTATTTTCTTCATTTGGTGGCCTCCGGTTCGGTGAGCTTGGTTTTGAAGGCTTTGATGGCTTCGTCGAGTCTTTTTGCGAAGTCGTCGGTAAGCTTGTAGTACGTGAGGGCGGTTGTTCCGTCGCTGGTGGTGGTTTTTCTGGTGAATGGTCCTATTTCGCCGTTTTTGCATGGTTGCACTGGCACATCCACGGCGAAGGCGATGAAGTTCGGCCCGAGTGACACTGGTTGCAGGGCGAAGTCGATTCTTTGCTTCATTTTGTGTCCTCCAGATATGGATTGTCGCTTGTGTGTGGCGGGAAGTCGCATTCCTGGTCTTTCCATCCGGCCGCGTAGCCTTCCTGCCATGCTTTGCGGCGCTCGTGTTCCAACCATTCTCGGCTGTACATGATTACCGGTTCGTGTTTCATGATTTCTCCTTGTTGAGTCTGTCGGCTAATTCGCAGGCCTTTTCGTCTGCCTGTGCTGTTTCTTCGTCGCGTCCGAGCGCTTCGAGCACGTGAGAGCATTTCCACGTGTGCACGTGGCGTTTCGAGGGTGGTATGCCGCTCATTTTGGCTCTGCGTTGGCACCAGCCCTTCCACAGGCGCGTCCAGTCGGCTATCGTGCGGTTTTCGCCATAATGTCGGCTTAAGAATGCGTTCCACGCGTCTGACAGGTCGAGATTCGGGTAATCGCGGATTATGGCGGCATTGGCGTGGGCTTTCTCCCTGACCAGCTCGAAGTCGTTCATCCCGATTTCTTTGGATGAAGAAGAAGAATATTCTTCTTCATCTTTCTTTTGGGTTCTGGTGTTCTGGTGTTCTGGTGTTTGTCCCGATTCTGTTTCGATTCTGCCGGCAGTCTGCGCACTTTCTGCCGGCAGACTGCCAGCAGAATACCGGTCATGCTCACGCTTGCGCTTGGCCATCACCTGCTGACGGCTCCGATTATGCTCAAGGTAATCGTGGATGACATAGCCGCCATCCACGGCCTCGATCAATCCGACCTGCTGCAAAGCGTCAAGCTCCTGTGTGGTGATGTCGAGCACGAATTCCGCCGTGTCCGAGTCCACATAACCGTCCGTGAGGTTGTCGCCGCAGTAGGAAAGCATGATGACGAAGGCGCTGATGGCCGATGGCATGGTACGGCGTAAACGGCGTACCTTCCGGTTGAGATAGAAGCCATTGGCCAATTGCACGTATCCGCGCCTTGCCATCAATCCTCCCCTCTTGTGATTCCGTTGTATGCCATCCAGATGGCCTCCTGCCGTGGCGTGGTGCAGGGCAGGTCGGTGTAGTTGGTGTTCGCCCAGCCGCTTCCCACGTGTGGTTTCGCCATCGCGTCCAGGGCTTCGGCGATCTCCACCAAGTCCGGTGGCGGGTCGAGCGTCACCATGCCAAGCCATCCATGACCGCCTGCTGAGCGGACACCATGCGGTATCCGCAGTACGGGCAGGTGACGTAATATGCGCCGACGGTCTCGCCGCAGTGGGCGCACTCCACGTATCTGATCGTCTTGCTCATTCGCTTACCGCCTTCCGTGCGATTTCGAGCATTTCCTTGGCATGTCTGATATATTCCTCCTGGAAGCCGGGAATCTCACCGGCATAATCCCATGCGTCATCCTCGTCTTTCGCCGCATAGCTATCGATGCCATCCCATTCGTAGCTGTTCCAGCAGAGCCGTTTCGCCACGGCCTCGATTTCAGCATTCGTGGGCAGCGCTTCACGTCCATCGCAGTAGGCTTCGTAGACCGCGTCGCCTACGGTGTAGGCTCCTTCGATGATCTGGCAGCAGTCGTAATCTCGTGAATTTTCGTAGGCTTGCGCCTCATCCAGCATGATGCTCAATTCGTCCTCTTTCCGTTTGCTTTGACCATTGCCCACAGGATTTCGCTTGCCGGACGCCTCCTGTATGACAGGTCGTTGTAGGACTGCACATAGTCGAGAATCAGTTTCGAGCCGGTCGAATCCGGTGTCAGAATCGCGTTCACACGCGGCGGCACCATCTTCCGCCACACAATCTCGTCGCACAATTCCTTCGTGCAGACGAGGAAGTTTGAATCACCGTAGAAGGTCAGGCCGTTGCCGCTCGTGAAGTCAGCCATGCATGACTTGACCTCGTAGAACTCGAAGCAGCCTTTTTCAACGCTTGCGGGCACCGGTTCGCCGTTGATGTTCCAAGGTTTGAAGCCAACGTAATCCACTCGCCGCTCGTCAGGCGTGTTCCGGTCGAAATTGACCTCACTCGCCCAAAAAGCGGTCTGATTCTTCAACCTCTTCTCGACCAGCTTGGACAGCATGGCGGTGGTCTCAGCCCTGCTCATTTCTTCCTCCTGAAGTACTTGTATTCACCGTGATGGAACAG